CGCGCGTGCGAGTCGTGTTAAAGAGCGCGCGTGCGAGTCGTGTTAAAGAGCGCGCGTGCGAGTCGTGTTAAAGAGCGTGCGTGCGAGTCGTGTTAAAGAGCGTGCGTGCGAGTCGTGTTAAAGAGCGTGCGTGCGAGTCGACATCGATGTGCATGTCAAAACTCACAAGATGATGATAGCATGACGATGCGCATGTCAAAACTCACAAGATGATGATAGCATGACGATGCGCATGTCAAAACTCACAAGATGATGATAGCATGACGAATGTCTGTCCAACTCACAAGATGAGAATAGCATGAAGATGTGTCTGTCCAACTCAACATGCTTCGACATCTCTACGAACATTTCAGAATGCGTTTTCGAAGTACGTTTCAATGAGATGATTGACGTTCCGTGTAAAAGAGCGCGCGTGCCAACCGTGTCAAAGAGCGTGCGTTCCAGGCGTGCCAGCGTGCCATGCTGGCGTGTTAGTCGCTCGACATGATGATAGCATGGCGATTTGTATGTCCAATTCCATGCTCCCCAAACGAAGATTTTGGAAGGCCAAACAAACCGTCCGGAACATCTTTTCGACGCACTTTTCAACGATTCAGCTCAAATCGAGAACTCACGTCCTTGAAAAGTGCGTCGAAAAGATGTTCCGGACAGTTTGTTCGGCCTTCCAAAATCTTCGTTTGGGAGTCAATTTATCCCTCCCAAAGGCTAGCCCAAACGAAGATTTTGGAAGAACTGACAAAAGATGAAATCAGGATGTTCGAAGCACTTTTCAAGGGCGTGAGTACTCGATTTGGGATACGAACCATTGAAAAGTCAGTCGAAAATCAGGATTTCATCTTTTGTTCATCCTTCCAGAATCTTCGTTTGGGGGAGAATACATTCAGTAGTTGCATGTCGCCATGCAGACAAACTCGTACGAGTCACAAGATGATGATAGCATGATGATGGAGTGTCGATGTGTATGTAAACCTCACAAGATGAAAATACGTGCCTTACTTAAAGGATGATGATAGCATGACGATTTGCATGTCAAAACTCACAACATGATGAATCATTGATGATAGCATGACGATGTGCATGTTCAACTCACAAGATGATGATAGCATGACGATGTGCATGTCAAAACTCACAAGATGAATGGCATGACGATGTGTCTGTCCAACTCACAAGATGATGATAGCATGCCGATGTGTCTGTACAACTCACAAGATGAATAGTATGTCAAAACTCACAGGATGATGATAGCATGACGATGCGCATGTCAAAACTCACAAGATGATGATCTCATGATGATGGGCATGTCAAAACTCACAAGTTGATGATAGCATGATGATGTGTCTGCCCCAGCCGTCGGCAACTAGTCCCCTTTTTTTCGACAATCTCCATTTCTAACATTTCGACAAACATTTCAAGGTGGATTTGTGGTTGACGCTTTTGTCGAAATGTTCGAAATGGAGATTGTCGAAAAAAAGGGGACTAGTTGCCGACGGCTGGTCTGTCCAACTCACAAGATGATGATAGCATGACGATGTGCATGTCAAAACTCACAAGATGAATGGCATGACGATGCGCATGTCACAACTCACAAGATGATGATAGCATGCCGATGTGTCTGTACAACTCACAAGATGATGATAGCATGACGATGTGCATGTCAAAACTCACAAGATGAATGGCAATGACGATGCGCATGTCAACTCACAAGATGATGATAGCATGCCGATGTGTCTGTACAACTCACAAGATGAATAGCATGTCAAAACTCACAAGATGATGATAGCATGACGATGTGCATGTCAAAACTCACAAGTTGATGATCGCATGATGATGGGCATGTCAAAACTCACAAGATGAATAGCATGCCGAACCCACAAGATGATGATAGCATGACGGTGTGCATGTCAAAACTCACAAGATGATGATAGCATGACGATGTGCATGTCAAAACTCACAAGATGATGATAGCATGACGAACTCACAAGATGATGATAGCATGACGATGTGCGTGTCAAAACTCACAGGATGATGATAGCATGACGATGTGCATGTCACAACTCACAAGATGATGATAGCATGACGATGTGTCTGTCCAACTCACAAGATGAATAGCATGCCGAACTCGCAAGATGATGTGTCTGTCACAACTCACAAGATGATGATAGCATGACGATGTGTCTGTCACAACTCACAAGATGATGATAGCATGACGGTGTGCATGTCACAACTCACAAGATGATGATAGCATGACGATGTGTCTGTCCAACTCACAAGATGATGACAGGATGAAGATGCTGTCGAAAACCGTAGAGCATGTCTACACGCCAGCGTGATACGCCTACACAAGGTGCTTCATACATAGGACCAACTCATCACAAATCACAAAAATGATTTTAATATCCCCGGTTGAAAAGCCGTCGATACACATGCCACTGAGCTCACTATCCTCGGAAAGTTCGCCACGCCGTTCACCGGCTCGTTCACCGGCTCGTTCACCGGCTCGTGCACGAGCCACGCGGTCCGAGTCGGAAGGCATCCACAGTCGCCGACCTACGAAGACCACGGGAGGCGACCACTGCGAACTGCACCGTCCTACTCCTCCCGCCACGCTCTGCACCTCTCCGACGCGGTGTCATCGCGGAGGCGCTAGCGAGCCGAATGCACCGCAGCCGATGACAATGGACGAACTGATGCTTTTGGAAGAGGTCTTTGACGTGTCGTTTTTGGAGGAGCGTCGTCATCGAGCACCCGGCGTCATGCAACTCGTCGGCTTGCGTCCGGAACTTCGGACCGAGGCGCTCCATTACGCTGTAATCGAGGAAATCATCGTCGAGCGGCTAACGAGCGTCCAGACCGATGTGCTGACGTACCTCATCGAGTGCCACAAGAGGGCGGAGGCCCGGGCGAACGAGCTTCCAACGTCGTTGCTCGACCATATCCGGCATATGTTGGTCTCGTACGCTGGCCTCACGTTGCTCGGTATGTTCGACTTTTTCGACCAGCCGTCCGATATCCGCGAACAGGGGGCAGCGCGCCTGTGGGAGTTCATTCGAACCTCGCCGAACGACCCTAGTAAGATGCCCGACCCCTTTCTCGACCAGCTAGCCAGGCGCTTCCACGGCCGGCCCGCCGGGGAGGACCTGACGGCGTTGCTCGCGCCGGGACTGGCCCGCGCCGTGCGTGACGCGACCAAGACCGACTTTATGGCGTTCTGGCGCACGGGGACGACCAACGACATCACGGGGTTGCTCAAGCGCCTCGCCTCGCGCGAGCGCGACCCCGCCCTCGTCGAGGCGATGGTCCAGACGCCGGCTTGGTTCGGCTCGCCGGCGACCGTCCCCACGACGGGCCTCTCGATCGAGACGCAGTCGATGTTAGGCTCCCTGTTGCGCCCATCGCCATTCCCCGTCGGCCCTCCGCAGTCGTACGCGCCAGGGACCAACCCAGTCGGCGATGCGCTCTTCCCCGACCCACGTGACGTGACGCGCGAGGACCTCGCGTTGGCCCAATCGAGCGTGCGGTCCGCCGTGTCGAAAGTTACATCGACTGCGCTCGGGGTCCTCAAAATGCTCCTGCAGACGAAGGCGAAAGACGCCACGCTCGACTGGATCGCCCAAGTCACCGACGTGAACGTTCAGCGCACGCAGCTGGGGTACCAGACGCAGCCATCGACCGCGTCGAACACGGCCTCCAACGACGGCTTTCTCATCAACCTTGCCAGCGTGATGCTCGGGCTGTGCGAGCCATTCATGGACCCATCTTCGGCGCGGGTCGCGCTGATCGACGCGTCGTACTTTTTGTCGTCCGCGTGTCGCGTCGACGTGTCCAACGACACGCGCCTCGCCGCCACGAGCGACGAGATCGCCGCGTGGTGCGACCGGGACCACCCTGCGCGCGTGGTGGTCGCCAAGTCGTTCGGCACGGTCACCGAGTTCTTCTTCCTCACGGCGCGATGCCTCCACGTCGGTCCGCTGGCGCTGTTCGCACGGATGGACTCCATGTATCGAGAGCTACACGAGGTCCAAGGCCAGTTACGGGAACTCGAGCAGATGATGGTGGACGCGCCTGCCACCAGGCGACGGATGCTCCAATCGCAGCGCGACCTCTTCCAAAAGCATGTCGAACGGATGCTCCGCGAAATCTACTGCTATAGGACGGGGCTGGACGACCCCGAGTTCAACGAGGCGCTGCTGCGGTACGCACGCCTCGTCGCCGTGTGGGTACTGCGTCTCGTCGGGTACGACTTTCGCTCGCCCGGTCCGCTGCCTGTCAAGGCCCCACCACTCTTCCGCGCCTTACCGGAGCACATCCTGGAGAACGTCGGGCACATCCTCTCGCACGTGCTGCACCACAATGCGTCGGTGCTGCATGCATTCCCCCAGTCTGCATTCGACGACCTGCTCACGTTCATGGTGGCGTTCCTCGGTGCGGAAACCTACCTCACGAATCCCTACCTCCGGGTCAAATACGTCGAGCTGCTCGCCGCGTTGGTCCCTCCGGACGACCCCGACGACCACCTCACCCACCACCGCCCCACGCCGTTCGACGCGTATCCGAGGCTCTTTGAGGCGAACGCGCTCGCACGCGCGAGGCTCGTGCCGAATCTGCTGCGGTTCTACGTGGACGTCGAGTTCTCGGGGACCCACAACGCCTTCTACGAGAAGCTCGTGTCGCGTAGCCACATGACGAAAGTGCTCGAGTACCTGTGGCACACGGCCGATTTCCGCGCGGCGTTCCACGAAGAGTCGCGGTCGGAGGGCTTCGTGCGGTTTGTGAACATGATCATCAACGACTCGACGTACTGCGTCGACGGGGCGATGACCGAGCTGACGAAGATCAACGAGATTGAGATGCGGATGGCGTCGAGCGAGTGGGTGGACGTGAGGGAGGCGGAACGCGCGACCCAGCGGAGAGACCTGGCGCAGCGAACGCGCCTAGTGCGACACCACCTGCAAAACGTGAAAAGCGTGGTCGGGATGCTCGTCTTCCTCACATCGGAGAACGTGTCGCCGTTCATGCGCTCCGGGCTCGCCGATCGGCTCGCGGTCATGCTCAATGACTGGCTGCATCACCTCGTCGGACCCCCGTCGAGGGCGCTGAAGGTCGGCGACCCCGAGAAGTACAACTTCCACCCGAAAGAGCTCATCACGCAGGTCTGCTACGTGTACTTGCATCTCGCCGTCTCGGCGGAGTTTGCGCCCGCCGTGGCGCACGATGGTCGGTCGTATCGGCCCGAGAACTTTACGAAAGCCGCTGCGATCCTCGAGCGGCACGGTCTCGCATCGGACGACGACATCGCTCGCTTCCGCGCCTTTGCCGACGCCGTGCGCGAGGCCAAGTCGAACGAGACGTCTCTCGACGAGATGTTTGGCGATGATATCCCCGACGAGTACCTCGACCCCATCACAGGCGAGCTGATGAAAGAACCGGTGATTCTGCCGTCGTCGAAGACGCGGTGCGACCGGTCGACGATCGCCCGCCACCTGCTGTCCGACCCCACCGACCCATTCAATCGGTCGTTCCTCACCATCGACATGGTCGATAGCGACACGCAACTGAAGGCTGAGATCGAGCAGTTTGTGTCGACGACGCGGAGTGAACACCGAAGACGCGTCGTGTCCGCCGACGCTACGACACTATGACTCTGACGACGATGAGAGCCAACGCGGGACATTCGATGGTGGCGTGATCTAGGAAGTTAGTAGGAACTGCGCATCCTCGATGCACCGCATCGCCGTTCCTGAGACGCGACACACACGCACACATCTTCACCACTGAATCACAAGAGATTTTAAGGCCAGCATCGACGATGGCCCGCTTCCAACTCACGGGCGGAGGCGTGTACAACTACAGTTCGTCGGAACGAATCTACGTGTGGAATGCAGGTGGGTCCGACCACGTTTCCACACGTAGATTCGTGAACACGAGCGAGTCGCATTGCGACGTGGTACGACTCATCGGCACGGTGGTGGACGATGACGCGTGCTCGATGCGAGACGCCATATCAACAGAACAATCGAACCAGCGCATCATATAGCATGCTATCATCTTTTGTAATCATCTTGCAACGTTTACCCCTCCCCAACCAAAGATGTTGGAAGGCCTAACCGACATTATAGAATGTGGGTTCGAAGCCCTTTTCAAGGGCGTGAGAAACCGATTTGGGAAACAAAAGTCGTTTGGGGAGCATAAAGTTGTTGCAAAAGGCCACAAAAGATAGTCTCATCCCAGACGAACCAACACATCGCATCACGATGATGATTGCACCTCCGATGTGTCTGACGAAATCGCACGATGATGATAGCCTGACGATTGTATGTCCCCCAAACATTTACAAATTGAATGTGCGTGGACGGATTGTGAGTTTTAGGAAACGCCCGTTCGAGTCGCCGGTATGGCGAACAAAAAATGGCGCAATTTCGCACCCACTACTTAACGAAGGAGCGTTCATACGTGAGTACTCAACAATCAGGCTACTTTTCAATAGACACCGAAATGATTGAAAATAAATGTGTCCAATTGGCCTGATGTTTTAGTACTCACGTATGAAAGTTCCTTCGTTAAGTAGTGGGTGCGAAATTGCGCCATTTTTTGTTCGCTACATGGCGTTCGACTGATTATGATTAAAGAGTGTTCTTCCCAGCCTTGGTTAACACTACTTGCGGAATCGGTCGGTCACAGTAAGATCATCAGTGACTCGGTGTGCAATATATCATGCTTACAATGGAGAGACTGCATGCCAAATGAGCGGAATTGGTTTGTATGCAGTTTCTCCATTTTGTGATTTCTGGCCAAGAGCTACAAAAGCAAGATATCATACAACGATAGTAGTATGCGAGGCGTTCGTGTCATGAGTGATGCGTTGGAAAAACATCGATGCTATCATCATCTTCTACAGACACATCGTCATGCTGTCATCATCTTGTGATTTCTACAGGCACATCGTCGTGACATCATCTATCTGATGACACCAAGCGGTGAATTCGAGTCATTATTCGACTAGACAACAACATCATCATGCTGTCATCATGTGATTTCGACCGACACATCGTCACGCTATCCGCACGCCCTTTAACACGGCTCGCACGCACACGCCCTTTAACACGGCTCGCACGCGCCCTTTAACACGGCTCGCACGCACACGCCCTTTAACACGGCTCGCACGCACACCCCTTTAACACGACTGATGCGCGGCTCTTCGTCGGACACAATCGTCATCAATGGCCCATCTTGATATCATTATCTTGTAATTTCGACACATAAAGAACCATGCTATCATCATGTGATTTCGAAAGTCGAAACAAAAGATGAAATGCGGATGTTTCGATTGACTCGAAAGTCGAAACAAAAGATGAAATGCGGATGTTTCGATTGACTCGAAAGTCGAAACAAAAGATGAAATGCGGATGTTTCGATTGACTTTTTCCATGGTTGGTCGCCCAAAAAGAGAGTAATCAGTGTACTACTAATCACACCCTTGAAAGGTGCGTAGACGATTTTGGAAGGCCTAACCAGACTTTCGGACACTTTCCGAATTTTCAGTGTGGCGAGCCAAAAAGTCGCACTTTCAGCCCTCGGTAAAAGACGCATGAAAAGCGTAGATAAGGACATCGATAAGAACAACAAGCAAAGATTGGGGTGTTTTCATGCAACTCAATCGACTCTAATGTCCATTTTCATGGCATGTTTTCCGACCCAAATCAGTGCTTGAAATCAGCGCTTGAAATCAGTGCTTGAAATCAGTGCTTGAAATCAGTGCTTGTTGCGGTTATCGATGTTGCTATCTACGTTTTTCATGCCCATTTCGACCGTGGGCTGAAAGTGCGACTTTTTGGCTCGCCACACTGTTCCGAATGCGTTTTCCGCGGAAGCACTTTTCAACGATTCGTTGCCCAAATCTAGTACTCACGCCCTTGAAAAAGTGCTTCACCGGCAAACGCATTCGGAAAGGCTGGTTAGGCCTTCCAAAATTTTCGTTTGGGCGGGCGACGTCTTTTTTGGCTCGCCCAGCGGTATAGAAATGTGACGATGACACCTTTTAAAGCAACCATCCTCGTTGTACACATGCGCGTGTCTGTCACGTCAATGTTGCACTTTTCTGAAAAAGCGTCTCCAAGATTCCCATGAAGGTGTGTATATCGCACAGTTTGCTCTGCTTGATTGGCACGTTGTATGCAGTTCCGGAAATGGAAGCGCCATACTTGCGAATTTCACTTCCGGAAGTGGCAGAATGGCGAGGTGCTGGTTTGGTGGTAGAGGGTGGTGGTGGACCACCGACAGGGGGGGCATGTCCAGTCGTCCGGTCACCCGGTCTTTCACCACCATACTTGGTAACGACATCGGAGCCACCACCACCGGTTTGTAGAAGCGTCGGGGCGTTCACATTGGCGTCGACCTTGGCATCGACCTTGGCATCGACCTTGGCGTCGACCTTGGCGTCGACCTTGGCGTCGACCTTTGCGTCGACCTTGGCGTCGACCTTGGCGTCGACCTTGGCATCGACCTTGGCGTCGACCTTGGCGTCGACCTTGGCGTCGACCTTGGCGTCGACCTTGGCGCTCACCCTGGCGTCGACCTTGGCGTCGACCTTGGCGTTCAAAGTGGGTTCGACTTTGGGTGGTGGTGCGACATGCGGTTCAAGCCGCGACAACTTTGGGGCGTCGAGCGACGCCACTTTGTCCAACTTTGTTGGGTTCAACTCTGGTGGTGTGGTCCGACGTGCATCCACATTATTCCAAGGTTCCATGTCGCTCACCATGGGTTCGTTCATCGCGTCAATGTGCGATGGGTGCGACGAGTGATGCCGCGAGCAGTAAGGTGCGCCACTCCGAACCATGACGTTGCAGGTCTCGCCCTTGCGTTCACCTTTGACAAACACATGTTTGCACCGATTCATGAGTGAATTACGTTTATAATTCGAAGCGTCGCTTCTTAAATCGTTTTTTGGCTCGCATTGCATACGCTGCGAACCGTTGTTTGCGAACCGTTTGCGAACCGTTTGCGAACCGTTTGCGAACGTGTCGTCGACGCTACTAGCGTAGGACACTATACTGCCTTATAAGATTGCGGGCGAGGTACTAGATGTGGGCCGCCATGCTCGGACCGACGTTGCTCCACGCGGGTGGAACCGAGGACACGACACTGTGTATGGAAGGTGTGGAGTGTGTCATGATATACATATCGGCGCATTGGTGTGGACCGTGCCGCGCCCTGACGCCCAAACTGGCGAGTGCGTACCGGCGTCAGACGGGCAACGTGCGGGTCGTGTTCGTGAGTCTGGACCACGACCAGGCGCAATTCGACGAGTACTTCCAAACGATGCCGTGGCACGCGGTGCAGTACGAAGAGGATCGGTACAGCGTGATTAACGAGTTGTCCGACCTGACCCAAACCCCGATCAAGTCCATCCCATCGTTGCTCGTCTTTTCCCCAACCGGGCAGTTGATCACGAGCGACGGGTGCGGCAAGTTTGAGGACTATCTGAAGCCAACCGCCGGGTGAAAGCGTGCGTGGCAGGGGCTCGTCGAATCCGGGTCATTATCCGAGTCAGCGGCTGCCACCGATGGACCGGTGATGGTATGTCGTAAAGTGACTCAAATGCATCCATCGAGGGGGTTTTTGCAAGAATGGATACACCCATGCTCATCGAAGAGATCGTCCGATGTGACCAAATCATCCAAGCGTGCCAGCGCTCCAACCAACCGGCGCTGGTCGGCTTGTACGCTAGCCTGCGCGATGGGCTGTACTTGGAGAGTGAAGCCCGATGCGAGACCCGTAGCCGTCTAGGCGAGCGGACGGCGCACGACTCGCGTGCGTGGGTGGAACACCCCCCCAACGCGTGCGGATTCGACTGTGGCGAAATTGCCTGATCCACACACCCTAGTTAAAAATGATTTAAATCGCCAGTAGGTCGGAATTTGACTCGGAAACCATTCGAATCAACATGTCGGAACGTTTCAACTCGGAACCTTTGAGCTGCTCGGTCTGCACCGACGCATTCAACACTACTTCTCGTGGACGTGTTGAATGCCCACAGTGCAAGAAAGATGCCTGCAGGGCCTGCTACCGTCGCTTCTTCACGAGTCGCTTCCAAGACCCGTGTTGCATGCACTGCCACGTCGCTTTCAAGCTGGAGCAAATCCACGACTCGTTCCCCAAGTCATTCTGGTCCCACGAGTACAAGAAACACCGAGAGGCCACGCTCTTTAGCCTGGAGATGTCGCAATGCGCCGCCACGCTGCCGTACATCGAGCGGGCGGTCGCCCAAGACGCCGCGCGCGCCGCATTGCTCGCTTGTCGCGGGGAGATTGCCGAACTGACATTGCGCCTGAAACAGAAAAAGGCCGAGGAGCGTGCACTGCTCGACCGTGTCCGAGACACCGACCGGAACCGTCGACTACTCGCGAAACCCAACTCGCACGAACACCACGTGCCGTGTGGCACGCCCCAATGTCGCGGGTTTGTGACGAAGGACACCCCGAGATGCGCGTGTTGCCTGAAGACCACGTGCCACAAGTGTCACCAGAACGTCGACGACACTCCTCACGGTCAAGAGACGCCCTATCCCACCACAGGGCACGTCTGCCGCGATGACGACGTCGCGACCGTGCATGAGCTCCGTCGCAACGCCAAGCAATGCCCAGAGTGCCGCGTGCACATCTCCAAGGTGGACGGGTGCGACCAGATGTTTTGCGTCTCGTGCCACACCGCGTTTTCGTGGAACACCGGCGAGCGCATCAATGGCCCGATACACAACCCGCACTACTTTGAGGTGCGCGACCGACTTCAACAGCGACTTGGCCACGTCGCGCCCGTCGCCCATCCACCCGATAATCGCCCCGGATGCGACGCATTTCCAAGCATCCACAGCGTGCGACAGGCCGTCAACGGCGGACGCGAGCGTCGGCTCGACCCCGAGGTGGAGCTCACATTTCGCTATGCACTGCACCTCCGCGCCTTCGCATGCGCCAACCTGCGCGTATTGGGCAGAGAGTACTCGTTCGATACGAACCTGGAACATCGCGTGGACTGGATGCGCAAGAAGCTCACCGACGAGCAATTCCGCCAGCATCTGCACCGAACGGACAAGCGCTCGCGCTACAACGCCGAGCTGCTCTCGCTCTTCCAGATGTATTCCAGCGTCGTCGGAGAGCTCTACCATAACATGGTCGCTGAGAGGAGCGCGCGCGCCTACGACGACGTCGTCAAGTTGAGAGCTTACACCATGGAGAATCTACACGCCATTAAAGCAAGGTACTCGTCGCGTGACTCGCGGTACGACAAGTATGTAGCGCTGTAGCATGGACAGTAACACATCATCATCATTCGCTTTGTTGGGCATATCGACACGCCATCGTTATCTGGTATGGGGTGAGCCAGTTTATGATCCCCGAAACGAAGATTTGGGAAGGTCGGACGAACATTTCAGAATGCGCTTCCAAGGGGAAGCACTTTTCAACGTTTTGTAGCCCAATTCGAGAACTCACACCCTTGAAAACTGCGTCGAAAACACATTCGGTCGACCTTCCAACAATTAACGAGATAACATATCAACTATACTAATGTTGTGTACACACATGGAACAATCGTCATCTTATGTCTACAGACACGTCGTTGTGCTATCATCGATGCAATGTCGTCGCGTAGACTAACACTCAAGGATACACGCCCTTTAACACGACCTGCACGCACGCCCACACGATAGCATGACGATGTGCATGTCAAAACTCACAAGATGATGATAGCATGATGATGATGTGTCTGTCCAACTCACAAGATGAATAGCATGCTGAACTCACAAGATGATGATAGCATGATGATGATGTGTCTGTCCAACTCGCAAGATGAATAGCATGCCGAACTCACAAGATGATGATAGCATGATGATTACCCATCCCAAACGAAGATTTTGTTTTGCGGAACAAAAAATGAAATGCAGATTTTCGACGCATTTTATGCTCCCCAAACGAAGATTTTGGAAGTCCGAACCAACGTTTCCGGATGCGTTTTCGAAGCACTCTTCAGCGATTCGTAGCCCAAATCTAGTACTCACGCCCTTGAAAAGTGCTTCGAAAACACATCCGGAAATGTTGGTTCGACCGTCCAAAATCTTCGTTTGGGAGGGGTACATTTGTATTTCATCTTTTGTTCCGCCTTCGTTTGGGGAGCATGAAATTCCCGAATCATTGCATCTGCTGTTATCGATGTTCTTAGCTACGCTTTCATGCCACTTTTTGACCGAGGGCGAACGCGCGACTTTTTTGGCTCGCCACAGTGCGTTTAGGGGGCAAAATGTTTGGTAGGCGACTGCACGACCTGCCAAGGGTGTACAAAGGGAGCGTCACTCATTCGTTTATCCGTCGTCCATCCACCGGACCTGGATGCGCGTGTCGTGCGTCGCGGGCAGTCGCACTCGCTCGATGTGCGCGTGTAGCCGTCGTAGGGCAAGATAGCACCGCCACGTGACCTCATCCATTGTGGCGTCGAGCTCATCGTCCACGTCGGAGGCGCTCATGGCAGCGCCCAAGTGCTCGATGTACGAGGCTCTGCTCATGGCTATCTCGATGTCGACGTCCCCGTCGCAGTAGGGGCCAGGCACCGTCGTCACCAACGTCGCCTCGTCAAACCCTCTCGCACAGTCTGCCATGGCCAGCTTGGTCTGAACTACCCGCAGTAGCCACTTGCACGTGTCTTCGTAGATGCGAGCGTGCTCGGGATGGTCGGTGCACACGGCGAATCGAAAGCAGGATCGCGCGTGTTTCGTCGCGGTCGCATGTGGGTGGTGGTGGCATGGTTCCATCATCATTAGTGCGACCTCAAAGTCGACACCCCTCTCGGCGTAAAACGCGGAGCGCGCATGCATCAGGGAACATCGGTCGATGCTCCGCTGCGTGTGCACGTCCGGGCACGAGTCGTCGTCGGCATTCGCGCTCCCGCAATGAGAACAAGCCATGTCGCACTTTTTTGCCCGCACGCATGTGCACACGACCTTCGTTTAAATCAGTTGCGAGGCTCTGCGTCGCCGACTCGCTGCGGATGCAGGGTGGAACTAACGTCAACTAAGAGGCCCCTAAGAGCGTCACTGCTCGTCGTACACATCGAGCGTTCGGGCACTGGGGTCGGTCGCACCCGGGCACCATCGGGGCATCCACCGGTAGGGGACGACGTTTCGCGCCTTGTCGCCGTAGAACGACGTGAACAGGTGCCAGTAGTAGCGCTCTTCGTTGGTGGTCATGTCGAGGTGCTCGGGGGGAGGCACGGCGTCGCCGGACACCGGCCGGCTCTCCATCAGCGCGTCGACACGCTCTTGAATCTCGCGGAACCACGCCTTTTCGGGGGACGAGACGCCGTCGCTGAACGCCTCTTTGCGCCGCCATAGCACGCTCGCAGGCAAGGATGCTCCGTCGTCGAAGGCGCGTCGCAGGATCTCCTTCTCCACCGTCTGGCCCGCCACGGGTCGCAGTAGTTCCGGGTCGATGCTGCGAACGACGGCGACGAACTGCTTGTCGAGGAACGGCGTTCGCGCCTCCAGTCCGTTGGCGCTGATCGTTCGGTCGCTCCGTAGCACGTCGAAGTGATGAAGGTCTCGGAGGAGGCGCTCGGTCTCGGCGTGAAACGCCTCGGCGCTGGGGGCGTTTCTAAAGTACAGGTAACCGCCGAACAGCTCGTCGGCACCGTCGCCGTTGAACACCACCTTGCAGTCGGAAGTCTCTCGGATCTTCTTGGCGACCAGGTAGTTGCCAACGCTCGCTCGGACCGTGGTGGTGTCGTACGACTCGATCGCCCGAATCACACGGGGGATCGCGTCGAAAAACTCGTCCGGAGTCATGACGATCTCCGTGTGGTCACTCTGAATCCACTCGGACACGAGCCTCGCGAACCGAATGTCCGCCGAGCCCTCGAAGCCGATCGAAAACGTTTTGATCGGCGTTTTGCTGTGTTTTTGGAGAAGCGACGCGACGATGCTGCTGTCGAGCCCCCCGCTCAGCAGCGCAGCGATTGGTCTGTCGGACAGAAGGCGCTTCTTGACCGCCTCGTTGAGTGCGACGTTGATCGCCGCCCACGCGGTTTGGTACGCCTGGGGCGCGTTCCTCGCCAGGTGCGGGTGCGTTATCCACGGGATGGTGTGATAGTGCGTCTCTTCGAGCAAAGAGGCCGTCGTCGAATCGTAGACCCGCAGCGAGCCCGGGGCGACGGACACCAGTTCGTCGTATCCAGCGTGGAGTGCTTTGATTTCGGACGCGACTTCGACCGCCCGGGATGCGCTCGACGTGTGCGACGCGACAAACAACGGTCGAACGCCGTACGGGTCGCGCGTCACGATGAGGCGATTTCGCTCGGCGTCGTGCAGGACGAGCGCAAACACGCCGTCCAGGGCGCGCGAAAAGGCGCAAAGGTCGTCGCGGTGGTGCATGTACAGCGTACCAATGCACTCGCAGTCCGACCCCGTGTTGGAGAGCCCGAGAGAGCGCTCGACGTGCTTGTGATTGTAAATCTCGCCGTTGCACATCCATGTAATCGGACCGTGGTGGTAAGGCTGCATTCCGCTCGTCGTTAGTCCGTTGATCGCCAGGCGTGTGAAGCCGACCGTCAACGTCGGCGTCACGTGCACGATGCGAGACCCCTCCGGGCCACGGGCGCGCAACTGGTCGAGTTGGTGCTCAAAGCCGTCCATGGATGTCGACGCCGATTCGCCGTTTTGTAGAAGCCGCGCCAATACGCCACACATCTAACACGAGAAAACACGTTCTTAACGTTGATTGCTCGTGTAACCGGAGTCGTGTTCCATGTGGGAAACAACATTTCCGCGAAATACCCACGCCGGATTTTGTAAGTAAATGTACGAATCCAACATACTATTTAGTATAGGATAAGGTCATAAAGTCCTTACAAAATCCGGCGTGGGTATTTCGCGGAAATGTTGTTTCCCACATGGGTCGTGTTATGCGTAGCGAAAGGGCACGTACTGACTCCGACTACTACTGAGATGTGCGCCATTGTGCCGACGGTCCAGTGACGGACGACCCCCACACCGCACGCAACCGATTTAAATCGGCTCAACATCATCGCCGATAGGACGCACGGGCGATGAGTGTAGCGGTCGCATCCGATTCCGACGTCGACGATGCGACGGTGGCCCGGGGGCTCGCACCGGGACTCGCACAGGGACTCGGTGGCTTGCGCTTGAGGTCGCGCATCTCATCGGATGTTTCGGCGCTCAATCGCATCCATCGGACATTCAACTGGATTCCGAACGAGAGCCAAATCAGGCCGACGCCCGAGCAACTCGAACGCAAGCGGGCTCGAATGGACGAATTGGCGGAACATTGGGCGTCGATGGGCGACTTTGTGCTGCACGAAGTCTTTGGCAAAGGTGCAACGACGAACCCAGACAATCGACTCTGCGCCGTCGACGACGCCGTCTGTGCAAGCGATGTCGTGTTTCGCCCGAGCCATTTCGCCTACGATGTTCCACTCGGAGGTCATCATTGGGTCATGTGGTTTGGCTGTCGCGAACCGCCACCGACGAACGTGAGTAAGTGCATCGTACAGCGCCTGCGCGAGCATCTCGGCAACGATGCGTTCGATTTTGCGTGGTACCCGAATCCCAAAATGTCGATACCGGAGTTTTACCACGTGCATGTATTCTGGGTCACGCTCGACGAAACCGACGAGACCGAAGAGACCGACGACGGTCGCGCACCCACACTTGCGTGACGCCTTGGACGAAAACCATATCTCGAACGCACAGCATGATGAGTGATTGCATGCGTGTCAGGCTCGAACCAGCGTGCTGTCGTCCATTCTGTGATGTGAGAAGTGCGCCTATCGAGCTCACATTGGTCGCATGAGTCGGCATGACTACGATGGGTCTGTCAAAACTCACAAGATGATGATAGTAGCATGTAGGTATTAAGACTCGGTAAACTCACAACACGACGACCGCGTTATTAAGATGCGCCTGTCGCATTGTGGGCCAATTTGTGGCGCGAACAGTTGCGATTTTCGCCCTGGGTCGAAGTGTGGTATGAAATCTTCGTTGTTATCGATTGTTCTTATCGAAGATTTCATAGGTGCTTTACCCGATGGCTGAAAGACGTGTAGTCTATCAAACTCGCAAGATTGTGTGTCTGTCAAAATCACACGATGATGTGTCTGTAGAAACTCACAAGAGGATGATAGCATGACCATCCGTGTGGGCGTGCATGCAAGCCGTGCGTCAGTCTATCAAACTCACGTAATGCTGCGTCAGTCTAACTCACCAGATGATGTCTACCGAGTCGTACCGACCGTACAGTATGATGTGTCTGTGTTTTCAACACTGTCCTGTCAGATACAAAAGTACATATCGCACATCGGCTGGTGAATGGAGGGCGAGCCCCACAATCTTGGAGTCCACGTGATTTGTTACTATGAATAGCATCACTTGTAAACAAGACTGAAAGCGATTTAGCAACCACACACATTGATTTCCTCACATTCTCATCGCATCGTGTTATTATTTTTAGACGGACTCCAAGATTTGTCGGGTTCGCGCGGTGAATCGGTCGATGTGCGATGATGCATGTTGTGATTTTCAGGCCAAGAGATACAAAAACCAGATATCGCACATCGACCGGCGAATCGAATCGGTCGATGTGCGATGATGCATGTTGTGATTTTCAGGCCAAGAGATACAAAAACCAGATATCGCACATCGACCGATTCGATTCACCGGTCGATGTGCGATGATGCATGTTGTTTCCCAAATGCAACGCCCTTATGCGGTCATGCGGAACGTCTCTGCGCCGTTACACCCTCTTCCGACCTCTCCGAACGAATCGTACACGTACTCGTCTTCGACGTGGTCGTTCGGTTACCTCATCTCATCCGAGTTATCACTGGCCTCAAGTCTTTCACGGAAGCTTCTCGTCATGTGATCCACAATGTTAAGTACATTCTGACCGTATTCCGAGTCGCCATCCAACGCAACCGCAATGAATAGCGCCAGGTGGATGTCGCCATTATCACGCTCGAATTCCATGTTCCGGACGAGTATGTTCCGGACGAGTGCTTCATGTACATCCGACGACCTCCTATTCCACTCGTACTGCATCGCCAGTGCGCGAATATTGCGGTGGTCCCCGTGGCTCAACGGTGAGCCGAACGCCGATTGCGGGTCACGACTGCCAGATGGCGGTGCGGGGTTCTCGTCGCGCCCAACCCTCGACGTCGATGGTGTGCGTGCGTCGAGACGCGGGGTAGGGCGGCTACTGCCCGACGGCGGAACGGGAGGCGTGACGCGGTGCTGGGGAATCGACGCAAACGCCTCGATCGCGATGCGCTGGTATTGCCTTTCCAACTCGGTTGGTTCCTCCTCCGTTCGGCCGAGGTAACAGGCCATGTCGACCGCCATATAGTGATGGCCACTTTCCACCGCGCGCGGCATCGCGCTTGTTATCCGCACATCGGTCCAGTGCGACGGGTGAGGCATCGGCGTCGGCATCGATTGCGTTTTGGCGTCGTAATACCACGGTGATGCGTGGACGATAAAGTGCGTGACGCGTTCCATCATGTTGACGTCGTACAGTTCGTACCCCACCTGCATCGCCAGTTCACACTGGAGCATGTCCATGTCCGTCCACTCGACCGACTGGGCGAAAAACGCCAGAATGCGTTGACGCGCCTCCCATACGGGCAGTGGTAGCGCGTGTGTGATCACGTCGACGAGGGCATCGGCCCACGCCGAACTCGGATAGCGTCTGCAATAGTCGAGTAGGTTGCAAATTGAACGGCGCATCGGTCGACTGCGCCGGTTGACCGCAATCAACCCAGTCGCTATGCGGTGCATCAAGTGATACTTGCTCAAGGTCGCCGTGGTCACCTTGGCCGACGCATCGTCCACCTGCGTCTGCACGGCGTCGATGTATCGGCGACCCAGCGTGTCCCCCACTAGGCGAATCGTTTCTTCGACCAGCCGTTGCCCAAACACGTAATGGGCGACGTCCACGAAGTGGTAGAACGTCGGAACGAGCCTGTCCGCCGTTTCTGACACGGTCTGAGCCTGTTGCTGAATGCGAACGTTCATCGGCGTTCTGTTGCGGTCGTCCTCGACCCGTCTACGACGCGCCTCGACCTCTACGTACTTCCACCTGTCATTCCTCTCATCCGCGAACGGCTTGTAAAGCGCGTTCTGTTGTCTGGCACGCGTCGCCACCTCTTCGGCGAGCTGCAGCATGTCCTTTTTTTTCGCATCTGCCTGCAACCTGGCCTCCTCCGCCTGCCTCTCCGCCTGCATCCTGGCCTCCGCCTCGGCATCCTCCGCCTGCCTCCTGGCCTCCTCCGCCTGCCTCCTGGCCTCCTCAGCCTCGGCCAGGCGCCTGGCCTGCCGTGCACGTGCCGCATCGGCCTGCCTCCTGGCCTCATCCGCCTCGGCCTGCCGCGCACGTGCCGCATCGGCCTGCCTCCTGGCCTGCCGTGCACGTGCCACATCAGCCTGCTTCCTGGCCTCATCCGCC